AAAGTATGGAGCGTACACCAAGGCTAATTTTCAACCTTGGTGTGGATCGTTTGTGAACTGGTGTGCAAACGAAGCAGGAGTCAAAGTTCCAAACACAGTCTACACTCCAGGTGGAGCAGCAGCATTTAAGAAATCAAATTCATGGATTGATGGTGATGTTGCTGATCCTGAGCCAGGAGATATTGCTTATTTTGATTTCCCCTCAGATGGCGTTGATCGTATATCTCATGTCGGAATTGTCGTTAAAGATAATGGCGATGGCACAGTTTGGTGCGTTGAAGGCAATACTTCTGGAGATGCAAAAGGAAGCCAAAGAAATGGTGGAGAGGTTTGTAAAAAACTTCGTGCATATAAGAAAAATAAAAAAGGTGTAATGATTTCAATTGTAGGATTTGGTAGACCTAAATTTGGATCATCCCTTAAGCAAACACCTTTAAAAACTAAAAATGTTAATAACAATAAAAAAGTTTGTAAAACTTGTGGACAGACAATAGAATAATTTATTTTTAGAAAGATTATAATGAATAGTCAGATATTTAAAACAAATATTGTTTTTGGCTCCACGCCTATTGGAAATCCATATGACATTTCTTTAAATAATATAATGCATATCAATAATGCCGATATTATTTTAATAGAACATCAACGGGAGTTTGATTTTTTTATTAATAACTATAATAAAATTAAACAAAATAATTTTTATTTTCCAGAAATTAATGTTAAAGCAAAAATATATGAATATAACTTAGAAGATGATTATTTTTATCGTCAAAAAATATGTAAGGAATTAATAAAAAAATCTGAAGATAAAAAAATATTATGCATTTCAGATGAAGGATCTTCTATATTTTTAGAACCAGCAAGTCTGTTTAAACATTTATGTGTAAAAGAAAATAAAAATTTTTCAGTTCTTTCTGGACCAAACTCTGTTATTTCTGCAGTAACAAATTCTATTTATAATTTTACTAGTTTTACTTTTTTAGGTACATTTGATGATATAGTTTATGATGAATTTAAAAAATTTAACATAATTAAAATGTTAGATCCTGATATCTTAATAGATCGAGCACATGCTTATATTTTTTTAATTAATGGTCCACAAATGCTGAATGGAATAAAATTTTTATATGATAATTTTAATAATGACTGGTTAATTGATTTTGCAATTAATTTAACAACAAATACTGAAACCCATATATATTCCACTATTGAAAAATTTTATTCTATGGTAAAAAATAATAATAATAAAACATTTTTTGAGAATAAAATATATGAAAATAGATTTGCTATCACACTAATTTCAAAATCATATGATTATTTACCAGATCCAGAAAAATTTTATAACTTAAATAAATCTGATATTTTAGTTTTTGAGCACAAAAATATACATGAATTGTAATTTTTTATGTTTAATGATATACTAGATAAAGCATATTGGAGATAAAAAAATGACATGCATTGCTGTAGTCAAACAAGATAATAAAATTTTTATGGCTGGTGATCGTGGGGCATCAGATGATGATAATATTATGGCTATTGTTGCTCCTAAAGTTTGGAAAACTGGACCTTATCTTTTTGGTTATGCAGGAACAATGGATGGAGAAAGAATTCGTCATAATTTTAAACCACCAATGCCAGAAGGAAATTTAGATAAATTTATGTATACTAAATTTGTAAAATCACTTAGAACTTTTTATGAAAATTGGTGGGTAGATACAACTAAAGATGCAGATTTTGGAATGATTATTTGTATTCGTGGCAGAATATATGAACATAATGCAATAGATATGTCATTAACACAATATCAACAGCCATATTTATGCATGGGGTCTGGGGCAGCATATGCTTATGGATCTCTATATTCAACACAAAAACAAAAAAACGCAAGAAATAGAGTAAGGCAGGCAGTTGCTGCAGCAATTGAGTATTCTCCCTCTTGCAAGGGGCCAATAGATACGGTAAGTATATAATAAATGGTTAATACAGATAAATACTTTAATATTTGGTATAAGTCTTTTACAGAGTCTTTTATAAATATTAATCAAAACTCTAATATTCGTCCAGACTGGTTAGAATATATATATGTTTTACAGGGTGAATATGCTAATTCTATTATTAAACCAATTAATCATTATGTAGAAAAATTATATATTAAACCAAAATTAATTAGTATTAATAATAATAAAGTAGTATTGCAACAAAAAAATCATGCAGAAATTTTTTTATTAAAAATGAATTTTGAGAATAAATTAAAGGCATTGGACAGACCACATATGAGACAATTTTATATGTCAGATCAAAAAAAAGATATTCCTGGTAATAGGTTTCATCAAGTCTATAGATTTTATATACCTTGGTTTTTAGATGAAGATAACATTATAATTAAGATAAAGCAACCAGAAAATTCTCCATTTATTATTGAAGAAAAAGAATATACAACTAAAAAATATAATATTGACAATAAATATGTAGATCCTGAAATGGTTTTTTTTAATTTTTCAAGTTTTGGATCACACATGATAGATGAAGAATACGGTAGAATTAAAAGGCTATCTCCAATGTTTAATTTAGAGTTTGAGGTTGATGATATAATTGTAAACAAGATAAGGGAGTTTTATGTCAACAATTAAATTTTATCCATTTAACAAAGATACAGACTTTGCTCCAATTCCAGAGCCAGCATCAAAGGTTGTTCCAGAATGGTATAAAAAACAACCAGCATATATAAATGAAGAAGAGGCATTAAAAAAAGGATTTTCTGCATCAACAGTTAAAAGGTGTATGCCTATATTTGATTCAATGACTGCTGGATATATTATTAAAATGCCATGTGATGTCTATGTTGATGCAACTAATCCAGAAAAATTAGAAATTTCTTTACCACAACAAATTAAATTTATGACTAAAGATATTATATCAACTCATAGTCCAGAACAAGTAAGCCATTATCCTATAGATAAAAGTAAATATCATTCTCAATTATTTAGAGTTCTCCCACTTTATTCTGTTGGCACTGAAAAAGGATATAGTTGTCTATTTGTTCACCCAATGCACAGAGATGACACTCCATTTAGAGCAGTTCCTGGATTAATTGACACAGATGGTTTTATTTCTGATGGTCATTTTTCTTTTCATATTGAAAAAAACTTTAAAGGAATTATTGAAAAAGGTACTCCAATAGTTCAAGTGATTCCATTTAAAAGAGATTATTATCAAATGGAAATGGTGTCTGCAGAAGAATCTTCTAAAGTATTACAAAAACAAAGAATGTGGCTTAGAACATTTTTTAAAAATGGGTATAGGAATTATATGAGATCCCATAAGGAATATAAATGAATAAAGAAGATAAACCACTAGAGATTACCTTTACTCCTGTATTTACTCCATATGAAAATAAATTATTGCCACCAGAGCCTGCTGTTAAGCATTTACCAGAGTGGTATAGAACATTGGCAAAGTTTGGCACGACTAACGATGAAAAAAATTTAAATCCAGTTAATCATATAGGATCAGATGGAGCGCTTGTTGCTACTAAAATGTGCATGCCATATTTTGATGCACTAACTGCAGGATATATGTATGTTCTAGAAGATGACTTATTAGTAGAATTAAATGAAGATGGCTTTCCTATACTATCTTGGAAAGGAAATGTTTTATTATTAGACAAAAGGCCAACATTAGAAATTGTCCTTCCCAATAACACCCACCCACTTCATTTTGGATTTAGAATGAATTGGTTTTATGAAACACCTCCTGGATATTCTGTATTAATTACTCATCCAATGAATAGGTTTGATCTGCCATTTTATACAATGTCTGGCATAGTAGAATCCGATATTTGGGGTCTACCAGTATTTATTGCATTCTTTTTACAAAAAGGTTTTCAAGGAGTAATTCCCAAGGGAACTCCAATTATGCAAATAATTCCTTTTAAGAGAGACAATTGGGTAATGAAAGTTGATGATTCTTCAAAAACTTTAGATAAGCATGAAATGGCTGCAGAAAATAGAAGATCTTTGCTTTATGGATATTATAAAAAACATGCATGGAGAAGAAAAATTTTTAATAAAACTGGTGAAAATAAAGTTGTAAATCATGACGATGAATGAAATAACGGTAGGAATTTATTCTTATAAAGGTAAAAAATTGTTTGATACAGTTGACTCTTTATTAAATAATAAAAGTAATAATACAAAAATTATAATTAATATTAAAGATCAACATCCAATGGATAGAAGTGATTCTTTTAAAGAAATTATAAATAAATATAATGCTGCAGGATCTTATCATCATGTATTTTGGGATTGGATAACTAGTCCAATAATTCATAAAGAAGAAATTTTAAGAATTGCTAAAACTGAATATTATCTTTTTTTATCAGACAACATAATCTTTACAAAAGATTGGGATATCAAATTCATAAATTTTATTAAAGATAAAAATATTGTGTTATCTGGAAATAAAGAATTAAAATTAAATTATAAAAATTTATTTTATATAAATAAACAAGAAATTAATATTAATGATTTTACTGAAACAAATTATATTAATAGAGACGTTATTTTTGGAAGAACCAGTAGATTTAAACAAATTGGTTTACCAAAATATATTAAGTATGACGGAGAAGAAGAAATTCTTTCAATGAAATATTTTATTAATAATATAAATATATATGCAATTCCTACAGAGATATATTCATATTCTTGTGAAACTTCTATTAAAAATTTGTATACTCCGTTTCAAACTGGACATAAATATAACGAAGTAATTGATTTAATTAAAAGGGGGCAGAATTCTTTTGAATCTTTAGAAGTTGATAAAATAAAAGATTTTTGGCAATATCATAATATAGATATAAATAAAATAAAAAAAATACCATTTGAAACTGATGATGTTGCATATGATCCAAACTCATCAAAGTATGATAAAATTGATGGTAGAAGATTTATTGATAAACAAAATACAATCAATTAGGAGAAAAATGCATAGAATAACAGTGATAGATAATTTTATTACACCAGAAGACTCTATAACTTTAATTAATGAAATGGACCGTCCTTCTGAAATTAATCCATATCCAGAATACTATAAAGAAAGATTTGGCGGTACTGCATTTCCATATAATAAAACTGTGCAAAAATTATTGATTAAATATGGTAATAAATCAAATGAAATGCATCAAGCATTAAATGGTTTTTTATCTCCAATTTATGTTTTTAAAGCGTTTGGTTCTCATTGGACAGAAGGTACTGAAGGTAATTTGCATATTGATGCACAAGGGCCAGAGCCATTTATTGAGTGGAGTACAATTATGTATTTAAATTCTCCTTCTGACTATAATGGTGGAGAAATTTATTTTCCAAATCAAAAGTTTATCTATAAACCAAAACAATATTCTGCCGTATTTTTTCCAAGTGCTGGCACAGAGTATATTCATGGAATAACAAAAATAAAGTCTGGTCATAGATATACTGCTTTGTATATGCATACAAGTCAAAAAGATAACGCAGACCCAGATTTTTTATAAAAAATATTGGTCCATAACTCAGATGGTAGAGTGCCGAACTGTTAATTCGGATGTCCCAGGATCGAAACCTGGTGGACCAGCAAAAGGTCCTGTAGTTCAGTTGGTTAGAACGCTACCCTGTCACGGTAGAGGTCGACGGTTCAAGTCCGTTCAGGATCGCATGGCATCATCGTCTAGTGGCCTAGGACACCGCCCTTTCACGGCGGTAACACGGGTTCAAATCCCGTTGGTGTCACAATTAATGAAAGTGGTATAATGAATAATATGGATAATAATGTTTTTATTTGTGGAATAGATATTGGCAACGAATGGGACTTTCCTTTAAGAACAAAACATTATTTAGAAAATTCCGACTGTATTGTTGTAGAGCATATTGCAGAATTTAATAAAAGAATTAGGCCACAATTAAATTTACAAAAAAATATTGAACTTTTAGAACTTAATTTTAGTACAAGTCGTACAAAGCCAATTGTAGACAGGGTTATAGAATTATCAAAACAAAATAAAATAGTTTCAGTTATTGCTAATTCAGGAATGCCAACAATCTATGATCCAGGAACTGAAATTATTCATGGACTACAAGAAGAAAAATTAAAATATACAGTTGTTCCAGGTCCATCTGCTATTATTAATGCTTTAGTTGCTTCTGGATTTAATTTAAATTCTTTTATGTTTGAAGGTGATTGCAATGGTGGAAAAGAAAGATTAGAAAAATTTAATAAGATTAAAGAAAATTTAAAAGAAAATAAAACAGTTGTATTTTTTGAGGTGGTACACGAAGCAATTTACCATACAATACAAGATATGCATGACGCCTTTGGTCCAAAAAGTATGGTATCAATATGTATTGATTTAACAAAACCAGATGAAACAATTTTTACTGGTAATTTAAAAGAAGCAACAGATTGGGCTAAAAAGTACTCAGAAGATAGAGATCCAAATAATCTTAATGTTAATATTACATATGTTTGTTATATAGTTTTATGATATTTGATATAATTAGTATATAGAAAGGTTAAAATAAATGAATCATAAAATATTAGCCCCAGGAATGGTTTATTACACTAATGCAATTTCTAATCCAGGCGAAACAATTAATATTATAGAATTAATGCAAAATAAACTTTCTACTGGAATTATTTCAGCAGCACAACCATGGCATGAATGGAATGGCGCCAATCCAAATACTGAAAAATTTTGTATTAGACATTTTATTGTAGATCCTGAAAAAACAAATTCAAATGATCCTTTATATAATGAAATATGTTTTGTATATAGAAATATTTTTGACGGCATAGATAATGCATTTAAACATTACTCTAATGAAATTTATCCAGCAGCAAATAGAAATATAAAGTCGTCAGAAGGAATGCTTAGTATTTTAAAATATTCAAAGGCTGGCTATTTACCGCCACATCAAGATCAAGGGGTTAGCAGTAGAGTTTTATCTACAGTGGGATATTTAAATGATAATTACGATGGAGGAGAAATTTATTTTCCATATGTAAATATTACAGTAAAACCAGAGGCTGGAAGTGTCATCTTTTTCCCATCTAATTTTATATATGTTCATGAGGTTAGGCCAATGATGAATGGAATAAGATATGCGGTGCCACAATGGTATCATAGTCTTTCAACTCCTAGGATGTCAACTGGTGAAGAATAATAAATATTTAGAATTTTTGTTATCAGAAGAAGATACAAATTTTTTTAAAGATAAATTTATATTAAATAAATTTTTTAAAAATTTTATTAATAACGCTGTATATCATGATATAAAAAAAGAAGTATTTTACGAGAATTATGATAAAAACATTAATGCAGATATGATAGAATACAAAATAAATAGATATGGCTTTAGATGTGATAATTTTAATAAAAAAATAAAAACAGATATTTTATTTGCTGGCTGTTCAGAAACTTTTGGCCAAGGCGGTTCTTTAGAGCAGGCTTGGCCGTTTATGTTAAACAAACATTTAAATATTAACAATTATTTTAATTTAGGATTGCCAGGTGCTGGATATCAACAAATAATTCATAATTGCTTACATTATATTGAATATTTTAATATTCCTAAAAATTTATTTATTGTATTTCCAAATATTGAAAGACATATTATTTATAATTATTTACCAAAAGAAAAAATAAAAAATGATGCATCTACAGATTTTATTTTTGATTTAGACAAAAATCCTGGATATTATCCATGGCCACTTTATAGTACTTATGAACAAGATCACTCTCCATATCCGCCTGAATTTAACAATAATGTATTTTCTTATAAGACAAAAGTTTTTGAGTTTTCTCAGTCATTAATAATGTTAGAACAAATTACCAAATTGTTAGGAATTAATTTTTGGTGGACTATGACTTTAGAAATTGATAGAAAAAATATAAATTCAATTAATTTGTTTAATTGTTTTGCTGACTATTCTTTTGATGAGTTAGCAAACTTTGTTACTAAATATAAACTAAAAAATAAAAATATTAAAAATATTGAGCGTAAACCAGATGCTCATTTTGGAATTGCTGTACACGAGTTTTGGAAGAGTTTATTTTTAGAAAAAGTATTGTTATGATTATATTAGGAATAAATGAAACATCTCATGATGCATCTATTTCATTAATAGAAAACAATAAAATTTTGTTTGCTGGTCATGCTGAAAGATATAGCAAAACAAAAAATGATTGGTATGTTAATAGCAATTTAATTTCTGATGCTTTGCTATACGGAAAGCCAGACTATATTGCTTATTACGAAAAACCTTTTTTAAAGGCTTCTAGACTAATGCTAAAGGGTGGGCTAGGAGAATGGAAGCCACGTTTTCATTTAAACAATATACCCAGAATATCATTTAAACATCATTATTCTCATGCAGCAGCAGGGTATTATACAAGTAAATTTGATGATGCCGTCATAGTAGTATTAGATTCGATAGGAGAATACAATACCTCTACTATTTGGGTTGGAGAAGGTTCTTCTATTACACTAAAAGAAAAAATAAATTATCCCTTTAGTTTTGGATTATTTTATTCTGCATTTACTCAATTAATTGGATTAATGCCAAATCAAGAAGAATATATTATGATGGGAATGGCTGCTTATGGAGATTGGAAAAAATATTATCAAAAAGTTTTATCGTATTTTCCCTCAATACATTATCAGTCTTATAATTTTCATAAAGGAATTTTTGATTGGGGTCAAGAAATATTAGAACAAGATAAGTTTGATATAGCAGCAGCAGTACAAAAGATTTATGAATTAAGATTATTTGATTTTATGGTTCATGCTAAAAAAATTACAGGAAAACATGAATTAGTATTTATGGGCGGATGTGCATTAAATTGTTCAGCCAATACAATGCTGTGGGATATATTTGATGATGTTTGGATTATGCCAAATCCTGGTGATGCTGGATCATCTTTGGGCGCAGCAGCAGCATTGTATGGCAAGCACTTAGATTGGCAAACCCCGTATCTTGGATTTGATTTGGGTGGTCAATATCCTGTAGATCAAATATTACAAGAATTACTTACTAATGAAATTGCAGCGGTAGCAACAGGAAAAGCAGAATATGGTCCAAGAGCATTAGGAAATAGAAGCATTTTAGCAGACCCAAGAGATCCAAACATTAAAGATAAAGTTAATTTAATTAAAAAGCGTGAATTATTTAGACCCTTTGCCCCAGTAGTTATGGCAGAATATGCAGATAAATGGTTTGATATGGATTTTGATTCTCCATATATGCAGTATGCTGTAAAATGTTTGCAACCAGAAAAAATACCATCAGTTGTCCATGCGGACGGAACATCAAGAGTTCAAACAGTAACTAGGGAGCAGCATCAAGGATTATATGATGTTTTAGAAAAATTTTATAAAGCAACTGGTGTTCCCATATTGCTCAATACAAGTTTAAATATAAAAGGGCAACCACTTCTTAATGATAAAAATGATATAATGGTTTGGGAAAAAACATATAAAACTAAAATTATTACAGGAAAGGTTTTATAAAATGGAAGAAGATAAATATTTTATAGGTAAAGATAGTTATTTATCAATATCTATAGGAACAACCTTTTTAGAAAAAAATTTCAACATATTGTCAAATGATCAATATAAAACCTTACATTTATCGGAAATTGTTAGAAACGCTAAAGATAATGGCCTAATAAATTACAATTATAATGAATTTGGATATAGATGTGATAATTTTATAAAAGAAAAAGATAGCAATAAAATTAGAATAGTCTTTTCTGGTTGTTCTGAAACCGAAGGAGTTGGTAATAATATAGAAGATACTTGGTCATTTTTATTTTATAGATATTTATCAAATAATTATAATACTGATGGGTATTTTAATTTAGGTTTATCTGGAAGTGGATATCAAAAAATAATTAGTAACTTATTAAATTTTATAAAAATATATGACGGGGTTGACTATATATTTATATTATTGCCAAATATAGCAAGGTGGATTGAATGGATAGATGATTCTTCTGGCTATAAAGAAATTGGATTAGACCCATGGCACAATAAGCCAAAAAGAAAAAATGATACTACTATAAAAAATCAAAGAGATATCTTAATTAATTTTATTTTAACAATAAGACTTTTTGAATCTTATTGTGAAGAAAAAAATATTAAATTGTTATGGGCCACTTGGGATCAAAAAGATGAAGATAATTATGATTTTTTATTAAAAAAGAGAGTTTTTAAAAATTTTATTAGAATAGAAAATGATAAAATTTTAGAATCTTTATTAATAGATAAAACTAATAATACTAAAAAATTATTAGCAAGGGACGGGCACCTTGGTTTTGGATTTCACGAATTATGGGCAGATGCTTTTATTGATAATTTTATTAAACAAAAATTAGGAGAAAATAATGCCAAGATATGATTTTTATTGTTCAAAATGTAATAATACAGTTGAAATATATTTAAATATTAATGATGCATCAAAAGAAAAAAGTTGTGGAATATGCAAAAATAGATTAACTAAAATTTTTAGTTCAGTATCAGCAATTTTTAATGGCTCTGGATTTTATAGTACAGACAATAGGAAAACAAAATGAGTTTTATAGGTCAAGAATGTCAGGCATTTGATCCAATAATGATTTTGCCAGAAAAGGCAGCAAACATAACAGATCCAATGAAAATGAGCACTTCCTGTGTTGCTCCAGCATATGTATATTTAGAAGGGTCCAGAGGTAAAAGATTTTTATGTGACTATCACTATTTTTTTGAAAAAGATGTAACAATGTGTAGAACGCCACATTTATGGCCAGATATATCTAACTATATGATTGAAAGACTTGAATCTATTAAGCAAACTTTTGAGAAATCGGATGGTAATCAAGAAATTAAAAATGACATCACATGCTGGTGTAAAAAACAAGCCTATGTTCGAGTAACTAGTAATAGTTTACATAGTGTATATTTTTGTAATTTTCATTATAGAAAATCTTACTATAGGCATGTAAGCAACAATATTATTTTTGAAAATGTTTATTCTATAAGGGATGAACGGCATAGATTAGAATTAAGCATTATAGAAGAAATGGAACAGTTGACAGTAGTCTAATAACACGGTATAATTATAGAATGAACCAGACAATATCATTATCAAAATCAGAAGACGTTTTAAAAGTTACAGATAGGTGTGATACGTGTCAGGCCAAAGCGCTAGTTCTTGTAAAAGGAGTTACTGGAATACTTATGTTTTGTGGTCATCATTATAATAAAATAATGGATAACGCTGTAGGCTATGATAAAATGATGAAATTTGCTTATGAAATTTTAGACAATAGAGATAAAACAAATGAATAATAATAAAATTTTTGTATCAATTGCTGCTCTTGAAGACCCATCCCTAACAGACACAATTCGCAACTGTTTAAATAAGGCAAAAAAACCACAAAATATTGTTTTTGGAATTTCTTTACAATATGAAGTTAGCCCATATTTAGACAATTTTATTAATCAATGTAGGATTATTAAGCATGACCTTCCAGATTTTGAAAATAATTCTGGTATAGGAATAATTGAAATTAGAAATGCTATAAAAAAATTACATAAAGATGAAGATTATTTTTTACAAATTGATGCACATACAGATTTTGCTGAAAATTGGGATGATATTTTAATTCATGATATAAATGAGTTTGACAATAAGACAATTATTTCTAAGCAAATTTGTGAAAAAGAAAGAAAAGATGAACTTATTACAAAATTTTCTTTTTCTGAAACAACTCCAATTTTATGTGCTTTTCCAGAAACTGATATTGAGCAAATACAAAAAAACTTAATTAATAAAAATTATTTTTTAAGTTATCATTTAGCAGGAGGTTTTATATTTACAAAATCAGATTGGCTTTATAATGTTCCATTAAATAACTATCATAAACAGATATATGAAGAACAAGAGCAGACTATTATTTCTTATTGTCACGGATATAATATTGTTAATCCACTTTTAAAAAGACAGGTTATTTTTTCTGGAACCGATAGTAAATGTATTGGCGATTTTGATGAGAAATGGTGGAAATTAAACAAAGTAGATTTAGAAAATCCTGATTCATGGACATATACAAAAAAATGGATTGAAGACTCTAAAGAAATAATCAATGAAGTTGAAAATTTATTGATTAATGGTCAAAATAGTTTTATGAATATTAACAACTGTGCACGTAGTGTTGTTGATTTTTATTCTGCAATTGAATTAGGCAAAGAGTATAAACAATACTTTGCTAAAGTTAAAGGCGGAGCACATAAAAATACAACATGGGTTGTTGGCCATAATACAAAAGATAGTCTACTAAAATATAGAGAAAAAAAATCAGATAAATACTTTAAAGGAGATATAGAAAAAGATGGATTCTAATAAAAAAAGTGTTATTAAAACCTTAAGTTGGGAAACATTCCATCTTATTGGTGTTGCTGGAATAATTGCAATTGTAACTTACATAATGACTGGACAAGTTGAATACGAATATGCTACATTAGGTGCACTAGGCTATATTGCCTGGGAGTCAATAGGCTATTACATTCATGAAAGAGTCTGGGCTAAATTTGGAAAGGAGGTAAAATAATGTATGAGTATTATACAAAAATTGATAAAGTTGTTGATGGTGATACTGTCGACGTTTTTATTGATCTTGGATTCAGCGTTTGGCACAAGGAACGCATTCGTTTGGCAGGAATTGATACAGCAGAAAAAAATACTCCGCTAGGAAAAGCACTTAAAACATTTTTAATTGCAAACCTTGAAGGAAAAACTATTAAACTTCAAGTAAGCAAGCCAGATAAATATGGTCGGTATTTAGGAAAAATATTTTTAGGTAAAGATTCTACAGTTAGCATCAATGATCAATTAATTAAAAGTGGTTTGGCAAAATCATATGACGGAGAATCAAAAGTGGGGCTTTGGACCGAACAAGAACTGTCAAAAACAACTATAGATCTAAAACTAGTATAGGAGAAAAATGAGTACAGAAGAAGAAATTATTCTTGAGTTAGTTGAAAAAGGGGCCTTAGAGGTCACTGGAACTGATGCTGAAACTGGTGAGATTATATATAAAGTTACTAGCAAAATGAAAAATATCAACCCTTTGTTATTTAAAGAGCATCAAGATCATGTTCACGATGAGACTATGTTCTTATGGGAACAGGGATTTTTGGACATTAATGTAACAGAGGCCAATCCTATAGTTAAGTTAACTCCAAAAGCCTTTAATCCAGATGCCATAATTTCTTTACCATTATTAAAAAGGCTGGCGCTGGAAGATATAAAGGCAATTCTTTTAAAGAAGTGATATAATAGAAAAATGCCATATCATGTAGGTGAAAAAGGTTCTCACGGATGCTCAGGATATCCTGCTTTAAAGGATGATGGAAAAATAATGGGATGCCATAAAACAAAAGCAAAAGCAAGAGCACAAATTTATGCTATTAATATTTCTGAAGGAAACATAGGAAAAGCAATGCCAGATCTTAAAGAAGGAGATTGGGCGCTAACATCACATGGCGGAGATGAAGAATTTCATATTGGACAAGTTGTTCACGTAATGAGAGAAGGAATGCTTGGTGTTGAGGGCGGAGAATATACATTAGAGGCCAGTGCCGAAAATCCAGCGGTATTGATTCAATTATACGAACAAGAAGAAGACGGGTTTTGGGAAGCAACAAGAGAATACTCTGCATGTATGATGTCTTTAATGATTCAAATAGATCCACTTCCACAAGAACCAGAACTAGAAGAGATAGATAAAATTGATGCATGTTGTCCAGAAACTAAATCAGATTCTGATTGGGAAACAGTAAAACCAAATAAAGAAAATCCAGAACTAGGAAAGCAAGCACCGTGTTGGGATGGATATGTGCAGCGTGGAATGAAAATTAAAAATGGTAAAAAAGTTCCTAACTGTGTTCCTGCACAAAAAGCAGAAGACCTTTGGGAAGATGACGATAGTGTTACATATGAAACTGATGGAATTGTTAAGGCAGAAGGATATTCACCACCTGCAGGTGCAAGATCTGCAGCACGTAGAGCAATTAAATTTAAAGAAGATGGCAAGGCAAAAGGTGCTGGAACTTCAGTTGGATGGACTCGTGCTGGTCAATTAGCAAGAGGAGAAACATTATCTTTAGATACAGTAAAAAGAATGTATTCTTATTTTTCTCGTCATGAAGTAGATAAAAAAGGAAAAGACTGGGCAAACCAAGCAAATCCGTCAAATGGATATATTATGTGGCTAGCCTGGGGAGGCGATGCAGGATTCTCTTGGTCAAGAAGAATTGTTAATGCACAAAAAGATAAAGGTTTGTTTGCAGATTTTGGAAAAGATTATTCTGCAAATACTAAGATATCTGAAATTTTTAAAGAGAAATAATAATGTCATCAGGACAATATAAAAGACATGATGGTTTTAATCCATGGCAAATAAAAAATGGTTATATTGCCTACGTTAGAAAAGATGGAAGAATTAGAGATTATTATGACAAAAAAACAAAAACTCCTGTTTCACGGGAAATAGCCAAAAAACTAAATAGTAAATAGGGGCTAAAATGCTTCCAATTAATTTAAATAGTATTATAGATGCTAAAACAAATAATAAAATATGTATAGGTAAAAATGTATTTAAAAATACTTTGAATTGGCAAGATTTTTATAAAATTTTTCTTATGGCTTATATGAAAAAAAGAATTGATTTTATTTCTTTTGCATCAATGAATATTGATAGATGCGATGATTTAGGAGAAAATTTTAATCCTATAATTAAAAAATTATCTGAGATTCATCCAGGAAAATATATAAGTGTTTTATCAATAATACATATGATATCTAAAAATAATATTATAATAGAAAATGAATATTATGAAAAATTTTATAAAAATTTTATTAAAGTTAATCCAAATAAAAAACCAGGGGCTGAAAACATTGATGATCCATTTACCCCTACTATCCATAAAGATGAAGTTGACGGATTTTTTATTCAATGTGAAGGACAAACAAAATGGAATATTTATTATCAGGAAATACCAGAAACACATATATTAGATAAGGGTGATTTAATTTTTATACCACATGGCATTTCTCATAGTGTGCTTTCTCTATCACCTAGGGCTGCTTTGTCTATTTCGTTTAGCGATGGGGATGAATAATGGATATTTTAATTATACCCCTAATAGTTTTTAATATAGGCTTGACATCTATTCTTGGATCATATATACTATATAAGTTGTTAAAAATAGATAAAAAGAATAGGCGTAAGAAGTTGTTAGGCTATATGCCAAAATATAGACAAAGCACATTACATCTTAATCTTAAAGAATTTTTACCAACAAACGATCAAATAAAAAAAATTGCCAAGGTTATGCGGGATCATCCAACACAGTCAAGGCAAAAGTATAGCGAAGAAAGAATAAAGGTTGTGGTTGTTGATCAAAATGCTTATTGGGTACAAGACAATAAGTTTTATGAAACAGTTATAACTGAAGATGGAGAAATAGATGCTGCAAATGCAAAAGTTATTGATACAGCAAATCTTTCTCCAGAAGATCTTGAAAAACTTTTACGCATACTAGACGATTTAAAGAAAGGTGAAGAGCAATGATGATAGCCATTCAGGGAACTCCTGATTTTAAAGATTATAATATATTTTTACGTGCTATGGGTGTTGCCCTTTCAAATATAAACGATGAAGATCCATACTTTTATTTATATACAGCAGGACCAGCAAATATAAATAACTTTGTTCTAGAGTTTACTAACTTATCAGAACGTGGAATGAAGTCTAGAGGTAAAAAAATTAAATTTTATAAGGTTGCTCCAAAATGGATAGAGGAAAATCTTAATCAATTTAATTATTTTGCTTTTTTGAATAATCCAAAACAACCAGTTTCTACATTAGCCAAAAAGGCACAAGATTTTGGTATAGAATTGGGAATTTTTCAATACTAAGGAGAATAATGATAATAAATACTTTAGAAGAAGCAGAAAAAATTGTCAATAATTTTGATGATTTATATTGGGATGGGTGGAATATTGTTTCAATAACTAATAATGACAACGCATATAGCAATAAATTTGGTGCTTATCTTAATGGAAGATGGGTTATAAAAAAAACATATTTTATAAATAGAAATGGCTGGAGTTTACCAAACATGTATGGAGTAGTAAAAAATGGATAATTTAAATTGGTCACAATATCAAGAATACTTTAAACGATTAGGAAATAATAAAGATAATATTGTTCTTATCAATAATTTTATTGAAGATAATGATTTAAAATTAATTAATCAATACCTAGATAGTCATAAAAATGATGATAGTTTTATGGGTGGTAAAGATATTAGAGAAGAACAAGTAAAGAAAGAAAATTTAGAAGTATACGGTCTTTTAATTAAATACGAAGAAAAAATTTTTAATGAGGCTAAAAAGTTATTTACAGATAAATACAGTATACCACTTAAGAGACAGGCTGTTAATAGCACACATTTTGTAAAATGGGTTCCTGGAATGAAGTCTGGATTACATTGTGACTGTGAAAAACCAGACGGAAGCCCAGCGCTGGCTGCCGATTTTTTCAAATACAATGTTTCAGTTTTAATGTATCCAAACGATCAGTATTTAGGCGGAGAAATTACATTTCCCGATTATGATTTAATTATAAAACCAAAGGCTGGAGATATGATTTTATTTCCAGGTAACGGTGGATACAAGCATACTGTTGAAACAATTACAGATGGGGTAAGATATACAATGCCAAGTTGGTACACATATAATATTGAAACCACTGTAGAAAAAAAACATTGGACCTATAAAGACTCTGTGCAATTATGGCCAGAATCAGATATTTTAGATCCAGTAGGAGATAAAACTAGAGAAAGTTATTTACGTGAAAAATCAAAAATGGAAGAATGACGCAAACTGTTTAGATTATGACACTAACTTCTTTTTTGATAAATATGAAGAAGGTAGCGTAGACTTTAAAATTAACATAGATCAGTTTTGTCAAAAATGTCCTATTATAAAAACTTGTTTTGCAAATGGCGTTTCTGGTAAAGAATATGGAGTTTGGGGGGGGATATATTTAGAGGCTGGAGAGCCTTCTAAAGAATTTAATTCTCATAAAACTAAAGAAGACTGGAGTAATATTTGGAAACAGTTAACTTTAGAAATTAATTAATAAATATGTACACAGATGCTATGAAAAGGGTATTTAGATCTATAACCCCACCCAAAAATTTTAAGGTAGATTTAATAGATAATGACCACTTTATAACAGTAAGGGCTGATGAGGTGGCCTTTACAAATCTTGAACATGATGATAAAATAGAAGCAGTGAGATATATGATAACAGTTAAAAAGGCATTAGAAGATCAAGGCGCTATTGTTTTATTAACAAGAAAGGCTGTAAAATAATGCAAACATTTTTACCATCTACAAACTTTGCTTGGGCTGCTCAAATGTTAGACTCTAAGAGATTAAATAAACAAATATTAGAAGGCTACCAAATACTTAATGTTTTATCTGGTCAGTCACCTACTGGTGGTTGGCGTAATCATCCAGCGGTATTAATGTGGAAAAATCATGAAGGGGCGTTGTCTAAGTATTTAGATTATATGATTGCAGAAGCAAAAACACGAGGAATTAAAACAGATAAAAATGAATTAAATATAAAGGGCTTATTTAATAAAGTCGGTAAATCTTGGAATTATGTTATGCCTAAATGGTTTGATAATGACTTAGATTCAATGCGTATTGTCACAACGCATAGAGCAAATTTATTTAAAAAAGATCCATTTTATTATGCTAAATTTCAGTATGCAATAAATAGTCCATATAACACCACATGCTGTTCAACATGCCAATATTATTGGGTAACACATAAGGATAGAAATGATTGATTTAAGAGGTACACCAACACATGTCTGTATTTGTGGATCAAAAATTTGGAATATAAAAGCCATGTTTGAAGATGGCGCTATTGCGTTATACTTTTTAGATATGAAATGTGCAGAGTGTGGTGCCTTGGCAACTGCTCCTACAGAAGTTGATGGGGGAGGAGTTTAATGCCTTTAGTTCCAGTAATGCCATTAAATGGTGAAGAAAACATAGAAAATGGTCAAATAGATTGTGCCTACCCCATATCTAAAGAACAACTATCTGATGCAAAAATAGTAACATCAAGAGAAGACTATATATTAACTTTACCCCAAAATATAAGATATTTAGAAGCGGGGGTTGCCTGGGGGTATTATTCTTTGCTGGTGGCAGAAAAACTATCTCCATCATCAATAACTCTTGTAGATTGGTATAATCAAGATTTAAAATGCTGGTCTTGGAGAAAATTTGGAGAATGTAAGTGTACTCCTAAACATGAAATGAAATATGATGGCGCTAACCATATGGATTATATAGCAAAAGAATTTTCTAAATATAAAAATTTAGAATTGATTAAAGGAAATGCTGAAGAAATTTTATTAAATTTATACCCAAGTCAAGAATTCGACTATATCTATATTGATATTACCAATGATAGAAAACCAGTTAGACAAACATTAAATGCTGCAGCAAATTTAGTGGCTGTCGGGGGAGTAATTGGTCTTAATGACTATTTAATTTATGATGGAATTATAGAAAATAGGCCATATGCAACTTATCAAGTTGTTAATGAATTTTTGTATATAAATAAAAATTGGAAAGTTGATGCTATTGCATTGCATGTTTTAGGGTTTTATGATATATATCTTAAAAGAGTTTCATAATGCATAAAGAATATTTTATAGATAAAGAGTCTGTTGGACCAAATACTAAGGATATTTTTTTAAATCAATTTGATATAACCTGGGCAGAGGGTAAGACAAAAAATAAAATTTTTACAAAACTTCCTATTGAGAAAATAGAAGATAATCAAGACGATGGATCAATCATATATAAATATAATGATGATTTTTTTAGATGTGACAATTTTAAAAAAACACATGAAGGAATTCATATATTGTTTGCTGGCTGTTCTCAAAGCGAGGGGGTTGGAGGTAATATTGAAAATTCTTGGACCAATATTTTATACAATAAGATTAAAGAAAATAATAAAGTTGATGACTTTTATAGTATTGCAAAGGCTGGTTACGGATGGCAAAAAATAATATCTAACTCATTAATATATTTTAGAAAATATGGAACGCCAGACTATTTCTTTATTTTATTGCCAAACGTTGGCCGAATGTATGAATGGGAACCTTTAGAAAATAAATGGCTATACAAACAAAAATATCCTGAAATTTTTATAAAAACAATAAAAGAAAAAAATGAAATTGGTTTTTCAGAGTCAGAATATATGAAATCAATTATTGATTTTAAATCATCCTGGAATCTCTTTGAAGAGTTTTGTAATTCTAAAAATATTAAAATGCTGTGGTCTACCTGGGATGAATTAGATAATATAAATTATAAAACTATTGGCACTTCTGATAATTACATAGAGGTTGCAAATCAAAAAAATATGGAAATATATTTTGAAAACTATATAAAAAATAACAAATTAAAAAATGATGACATGAATAGAAGGGATGACCATTATGGCACCCTGTATAATAGATATTGGTCAGATAACTACTATAAAGGAGCAAGATCAAGATGGGAAATAAGATAAAAATTTTAGTTCAAGGCTTATTTTTAAAAATAAAAATGAGAAAAGTAAGAAAAGAACTAAAAAGACCTAGAAAATATATTTACTAGGGTGTATACTATATATATCCCCTGAAAAGCGGGATATGACAATTGTCTAACAAAAGGAGAAACATGTCAAAGAAATTAGATACAAATCAATTAAAGGCAATGGGCGCATCGTACGGACGCTCTATGCTAGGTGCGGGGATTGCTCTTTATATGGCTGGAGTGACCGATCCTGCAGATCTTTGGACTGCTTTGGTTGCTGCATTAGCCCCTGTCTTGTTAAGGGCTGTAAACCCTAATGACAAGGCTTTTGGGGTACTTCCAACTGCTTCTGCAGTAGAGGTAGCACTAAGAGGTATTAAAGCAGATCAAATTAAAAAGAGGGCTGCTACAAAGAAATCTGTAAAAAAGTAATAATATAGTAATTAAGGCCATACCAAAAGTGTGGCCTTTTTTATTGACAATTAATATCAAGAACTGTATAATTAATACATGATAAAAAAAATTATAACATTAATAAGTATTTCGTTATTTATTTCTACTACGCCAGCAATGGCAATAGAGGGTGGAGAGCCTGTTTATAATGATCCAAATGCTGTAGCAGTTGGGTTTGATAATCATGGTGGCTGTGGAGGGTTTATGTATACCTCAAGAATATTAATAACCGCTGCACATTGTACTTATGGGGTTAAACTTCCAAGTTTTGAAACATATAAATTATCTGATAATCAAGTTTTTGTTTGGACAGCAGATAAATTTAATAAAGATCCAATTTTATCAACAAAAATTTTTAGGCCAAATAATTTTGTTTGGCAAAGAACTGGAGAATATTGGGGCTATGGGAATGATTTTGCAGTTGTAGTTTTATCAAAACCAATTAAAATAAAAAATAAAATTTCTTTAATTACTAAAGAAGAATTAGATTTATTTGTCAAAGATAAAACAAAAATAACATTAATTGGGTTTGGCAGGCAGTCTAAAGAAGATTTTCGAGGCTACAGAAATGCCAGCAAGGCAACTTTTGAACTTATAAGTCAACAAGAGGCAGATATTACAATTAATGAGTATAGGTCTAAATGGGGTCGTGGGGGCAAGTATGACTATCCAGCACACTTTAAAGTTCCAGTAGGAGCAGTAACCCCTTGTGATGGAGATTCTGGATCTCCTGTTATAATTGAAAATAATGAAAAAAGAATATTTGTGGGGCCTGTATCTTATATGCTAGGATCAACAAACTGTGGAGCAGATCCATTTTGGGGCAACAATGGTGCAGTACAATCTTTTTATCCCGCATATATGTTTGCTAATCTTGTTCAGGATGCTGAAAAATATGTTGAAGAAAAATATACAATAAAGGCTGCTAAAGTTATTACTAAATCAAAAGAAAAGTCAAAGAAAAACAAATGATTAAAATAGTAGTAAACTCTCACCCTAGAACTGGAATTGCTAGACTGTTGGAATATATTAGAATATCTTATAATCGTACAAATAAAAAAGAATATGGAGAATATTCTAATAGAAAAGATTTTCTTTTATGGACACATATTCCCGTTATGTTGTTGTCAAAATTTGACGATATAAAACAAATAACTATTGTTAGAAATCCAGATGATGTAATACCCTCAGTGTGTGATAAATTAGACTCTGGAGTTGGTCTAGATGTTCACGACGGTCAAATAACTTATCATAATACCAATGATAATTTATTTAATACAAAAGAAGATTATATTGCACACACTGTTAATAATGCCTGTATGGAATATCTATCTTATTTAGAAAATACAATAGTAAATTTTAATAATTTGACTGTATTTACTTTTGAAGATATAGTTAATAATATAGATATTGTTATAAATAAAATATCTTCTTATTTTAATGATGATCATATAAAATTTAATAAAGATATGATTTATATTTTGGATAAACAAATTCATAATAAATGGGAAGAAGAAGAAAAACAATTTTTAATTAGGGCAAATAGGGGGCCAAAATCAAATAAACCAGAGTCTTATTATAAATTTAAAGAAGAATTTTTAAAGAATTCTTTACGAGATAAGATGTTAGAAAAATATAAAATGTTAGTTGATATGACTAAAAATCTTTAAATTTTATAAAATATGATAAATTAAATCTAGTATTATTTTTATTTTCTGCAACTCCATGAATATAATAATCATTTCCAGGAAACATGACAAGCATTTTAGGTTTAGGCTTAATGTTTATTTTTTTATCTGGGAAATATAACTCCCCACCATCATAGTTATCATTTAAATAAATCAAACTGGCAAGATGTCCCGTCCAATGAAAGGGCAGGTCTTCTCCAGACTTTCTAATGCTATCTAAATTATTAAAATCAGTATTTGAATATTGGTCGACGGGGGTAACTTCAACAATATCAGTATGCGGTTGCATGCTTGAGCCTTCTGGATGAACAAAAAGACAAACTTCATTGCCATCGTCTATAAAATCTAAACCATATAGTTCTTTTGCTTTTTCTTTTAAAATAATTTTATATTTATTAAAAATTTCAGATATTTCAAAAGGAAGTGGTTGATAAACATGATGGTCTTTAGTTTTAAGTTTAGAATTAATTTCTTTAGTAAAATCTAACAACTTATCAAAAGAGTTTTCATCTAAAAAGTCTTCAATAATTTTAATATTATTTGTATCTGTTCCTATTATTTTTGATATTGGATCTATCATAATATGATTATATCATAAATATAGACCATGATATAATGATATAGTGATTAATTTAAAAATACTAATAACATCTGCCCCAAGATCTGGACATGCTTGGTTTGCTTATTATTTAAAACGAACTTTATATCATAGTAAATTAATAGATATAGGCAATAGTTTAATAGAAAGAAATAATTATCCCCTAATGTTGGATGGAATTTTTAATAATGCTGTTCAAACAACTGTATGGAGAAGGCCAGACCAAGTAATTCCATCAAATGGTACAAAATTTTTAGGAGGGCTTGGAATTAACTATTCACAAGGATTGGTAATGCCAGTAGAATTAGATCAATCTGGAGTTACCATTCCTGGAGTAGTTGATGAACAAATAAGACAATATATGCGATGGGCTGAAGGCTTAAACAATAACTTAAATAACATTGTTCCATTTACTTTTGAGCAAATAACACAAGATCCAGAAATGGTGTGTAATTTTTTTATTAAATATTTTAATTTAAACGATATCAATGTTAATGATTTTAATTTTGATGATTTGTTTAATTCTGCCTATATAGATATTTTTCAACATATAAAAGTTGATAAAAATTATAGTAACGCTATGCCAATAGAGGAAAAACCAGAGGTTTATTATGAAATACAAAAAGAAATGGTCAAGGATAATAAATATCATTTTGCTTTAAGTAAATATGAAGAAACATTAAATAATATAAAGCATAGACAGTCTATTCTTTTTAATAGTTATTAATTCCAAACCTTCTATTATAAGTTCTAATACGATGACAATTGGCACAAACAACTTCACATTTTTCAATTTCTCTAGTTATTGCTTTCCATGAAAACCCATCTCTGATCATTTGAGAAACATTATATTTTTTATCTTTAATATGATCAAAATCTAAAATAATATGATTTTTAATTCCACAGTCTTTGCAGCCAGTATTTTCTTTAATTTGAGCAAGTTTATCTCTAAATTGTTTTTTTTGTCTATGTTCAAGTTCTTTTTTAGTCATAGATAAATGTATTATATCAAACAATTAAGAAGCCTCACGTAGAAATTCAAGCACTTAGGCCCAAGTTATATGAGAGGTAACTATTCCATCCCAAGGTCTACGTGAGGCATGCCAGATATTTATTGTCGCTGTCTCCCCGACAATTATATTATACTACTTGATTTCGATTGTCTTTGGCTTTTTATCTTCTGGAACTATGCGTTCAATGTTAATATTTAACATACCGCAACAAATTTCTGCTCCAGTTACTTCTAGATATTCGCCTAAAGCAAATGTACGAGTAAATTTACGAGAAGCAATTCCTTTATGAACAACCTCTCCTTCTTCTGTATCATTAGTTTCGCCCTTAATAATTAATGTTCCATTATCTACAGAAACATTAAGGTTTTCTTTATCAAGTCCAGCAACAGCCAAAGATAGTTTATATGTATCTTCGTCTACTTTAATAATGTCATATGGCGGATATGCCTGACGTGTTGCTAGATTATGTACTGTATTAAAACGCTCCAATTCACGATTGAAGCCAATAAAAAATGGATCCTGAAAAAGATCCATAGCAAATTTACTTACCATTTTTTTCTCCTTTTTAAGCAAGTTATTTTATACCCCCCATTTGAGCAGGTACATATCTATTATATCATAAGCAGTTAGAGTTCAGTCTACTTTCGGGGACTACAAAAATAGACACTTTGCTATCATCAAAAATAGGATTATCTGTTAATATTTCTTTAACCTTAACAATATTATTAGAAATAATTAATTCTGTATCCATTGAAATGTTAATTCCTATACATATTTCTACATTAATAGAAAAAATTAATATAATATCATTAATAATATCTATTAAAACATTATTTATGTTATTATTTCTAATAATTAAAGACATAAAAGGCCTATCAAAATTATGTAATTTTTTAAATAATTTTAGTCTTTCATCTCTGTCTAACGGGATATATCTTTCAAAAACAAAGCCTTCACAGCATAAGCCACTTAATATGGGGAGTGTAGAAATTATTGAAGGACCAGGAATAGCGGTATGTTTTATTTTATTTGTAATTGCATATCTTGCTATTTTAGTTCCTGGATCAGTAATTCCAGGCATACCCTCTCCAGCAATATAAACAATATTTTCATTTTTTTCAATGTGTTCTTTAATTTTTTGAAATATATTTTCTTCATCTAAACATGGCCACTCTAAAATTGTTTTATTTTTAAATATTTCTTTATCTTTAAAATGACTTTTAACTTGTGTTATGCTTTCCATAATAATAAGATTGCTTTGTTTTATTGCATCTAAAGTTTTACTTGGAATATCCGAAACGTTTCCAATATTAATGCCTGCAAAAATAATTTTTGGTGTCATAATTAATCAATCGATGTCCAATATTCTATATTTTCTACCACTCTATTGGATTTAATACAAACTACAATTAAAACATCTTTATTAAATTCCATATATTTTTTCATAGGGTCTATAACTCCAGAGGCATCTCCATATATTAAATATTCATCATTTCTGGTTAAATTAATTCCAATAAAAATTTGAGTGCCGTTTTTAAATATATCTTCAATTTCTTCTAAAGTTTCTATAATTCGTGTTTTTGATTCTAAAAATACTAAGGTTCTATCTGCAACAGAAGCACTTTTTAATAAAGATTTTTTTTGTTCTAAATCTTTTGGCAAATACCCATAATAATTAAAATTATTTGTATCAAATGTTGATAAAGACAATCCAGTAATTGCCACGTTAGGCCCAGGCAATACAGTAGTAAGTATTTGATTTTTAATAGCCTCTTCAACTATCTCTCTTCCTGGATCAGTTATTGTTGGCATTCCACAATCAGAAACTAAAAGTACTGTTTTGTTATTTTTTAAATAATTAAAAGTTTTATTTTTTGTATCTTCAAATGTATCGTCATATTGTAATTGAATAATTTCTTCGGTATGTTTTAAATTAAGAGAATAGCAAAAATCAATAAAAAATTGTTTATTTTCCGCTACAACCACATCACATGTTTTAATTGCATGAATCATTCTTAAAGATATGTCTTGTGGATTACCAATTGGCATACCACCTAAAATTAAACAGCCATTGCCCATTATTTTTTAATACTTTCAGTATAATTGTCTACAGCAATAAGAATTTGATTTATATATTCTGTATATGGAACATCTAAAATAATATTATCATTATCTATTTTTAATATTTTTATTTCTTTTCCCATATTAAACAGTATATCAGATATAACCAACTCTAATTGACTTCTTATTGTTGACTCTGACATAATATTATTATATCATCATTGTGATATAATAAAAATATGGATTTAACTCTTGATATTATTTCTAAGGCTATAGAAAACAATATGCCTGTGTTTATTCCAAATTATGAAACAGATTTTGAAAAATTAATAAATTGGGAAAATGCTGCACGACATTTTAAAATAGATTTAGAAAAGCCAGATCAAAGCATTAATCATCATTTTCATACCACAAAAGGCTATGCTCATTTTATGGATAACTATAATTTTTATTTAGATCATGTGCATATTATAGAACCAAAAGTTAAACATTTAGCAAAAAAAATACAAGAGGCTCACCCTAAAAAAAGAATTTCTACGGCTACAACTATTGCTACTACAAATAAAGAATTTGGTAGCGAAGGGTATAATCAAATAAAAAAGATTATGTTAGATTATTATACTAATGTTAATCCCAATGCTGCAATGGCACATCATGAGCCAAGCATTCATCATGATGAAACAGATAATTTATATTTACAATGTGTGGGAGAGGTCACTTGGGTGGTAGATAATATAAGTTATAAGATTAAACCAGGAGATGCTATTTTTGTTCCAGCGTTTACTGAACATATAGTACATTTTGATGTTGTTCCACGTATGGCATTAATTATGAATTTTTTAAGCGATAGAGTTGGAACTCCTAGTTTACCAAAGTTTGATGAAGAAACTGGCAAAACATACTACGAGTATAACAAAAAATAATTATTTTGTATATTCTTTTAATTGATCTATAGTAATTAATCCAACATGTCTATACTTAACAACATGGTTTTCATTTGTAAACAATAATGTTGGTACTGATAATACAGACAACTCTTTAGCCATTTCTGGATAATGGTCAACATCGATTACATTGTATTCAATATCTGGATTTCCATTAATAAAAGAAGCAACTATTGGTTTAATTTGTTGACATGGTTTGCACCAATCAGCGGTAAAGTGTAGTATAACCATTTAATTATTATATCATAATAGTTAAATTATGATAATAATACAGAAATGATAGCAAATGAAAATATAAGATAAACTAATAGCATAGTGCTTTGTTTAGACTTTTTATCATCCATTCTGATTCTCCTTATCTGCAAAAGCGTTATATACTCCAGTTTGCAAAGATCTTCTAATAAACTCTTGTTGTCTTTCAAACTTACTATATAATGGTTTATCTTTTAATCTTTTTTTGTTTTTTAAATACCGTTTTTGTTTTCTTTTAGATATATCTTTATTATTTTTTTTCATTTATGTTCCTTCATATGTCTACTTAAGGTGTGACTTGCAAATATACCCCATCTAACTTGTATGGCTTTATTGCACTCAGGGCATATAGCCAATCTATCTGCTACTGTCATATACCCATCATATCAGGTTTTGATTCGTATTGCAAGAATGGTATAATAAAAATATGCAACTAACAGATCAGGCAAAAGATAAAGTAACAGAACTTATTAAAGATAGTCAAATAACTATGCCAGATCATAAATTATTTTTAAGAGTAGCCGTTCAGCCTGGAGGATGTTCTGGCTTGAGATATCAAACCTACTTTGACTATGAGGAAAAAGACGGGGATCAAATAATCTCATATCAATCCTTCAACCTACATATAGATAAAATGTCGTGGCCTTACCTACAAGGCTCCACAATGGATTTTGAAAATACTATCCAGAAACAAGGTTTTACAATAGACAACCCCATGGCTCAAGGCTCCTGTGCTTGCGGTGACAGTTTTCACTAACTTGACAAATTTTAGGTTGTCCTGTAACATAGATAGAATGAGTAAAAGAAATAGGTTTGAACGCAAACTAGACGAGTATAATCATACTATGGAACTTATTAGAACCATTGTACCTGTCTTGGTTCTTACGTTGCAAATAATAATATTATATAAGTTGGTTAAATAATATGACTGAGATGACTAGCGTTGGACAAGACCGTTTAGATCAAGAACCTGAATTAGAGGACGATCAAGAATTTGAATGGGAAAGTGAGGGGGGCAGCGTTGCTAGGCCTCCAATTAAAATAAAGGGTTCGTTGATTGTTTAATCTCCGTCTTGTGGAATTAATGACATTAGAAATTAAAAATTTGGCGACAGAGTTCGGCGCAAAATAGAGGGTTTAAGTTCGGCGAAAAATAGAAAAAGTAAACTAATTTATGCACCTAACGGTGCACTATAGGTTAGTATTTCTTAATAATGCTGAATATAGCATATGAGATTAATAGGGCTAGTGTTAAATTGAAAAGGGTATTCATATTAATATTCTAGCAATATCCAAAAAGGACCTATATCAATAATCAAATTGTATTTGTCAATACTAAAACCAAGGCCAAACCTTTTATTAAATCCAATCCCTATCCAAACCTTATTACTCAAACGCCATTCTTTGTATTTAGGTTCCATATTAATCCTTTAAATTAATTGGGGTATTTTGATCAACACCAGAGGTCATAAAGAAAAAACAGGCCACATAGCCAATAAAGAAACTAAGTAACATAAGTAGTGCAGTCATCATTCTCCCATTATAGCGGACAGTTTTAAGACTTGTCCAGGTCCTATCCTGATCTGTTCATTTAGAGACGTTGTCAGGCTCTACATTTTCGTCTGGCTTTTGTTAAGCATTATAAGTATATCGAAGGCTAAAAGGTTTGTCAAGTAAGAATGGTAGAATATTACTATGCTATCTTCAAACCAATCTATCGAGATTTTGCTATATAAATATGATATGGCAAATAGACAAAAAATAATAGATCGCCTAGCGCCTACGCTTTATCAATTGGCTGAGGGTCATTGCCATCTAACCAAAGAGTTGGTAGATGCTATTCTATCTGACATCAAAAACGCATAACGGCAATTTGGGCGGGTATATAGAAAATGCTATAATATTCCTAGTATGTGCTCTATATGTAACAAACCCCTTATACCGATAGTGTATGGTTTTGTAGGCAAAAAATATCTGGATGCTCATAAGAAAGGTTTGATATTTCTGGTTAGTAGAACATATCACCGAAAGTCTGATCCATTGTCATATTGCCCAGAATGCCATGAATGCTATGATGAGGATGTTCCCTTACCCCCGCTTTTTTAGGCTCTCTAATAGCCTTATATGGCTTGATATGATGGTTTGAGGGTTTGTCATAAGCAAAAAATATATTACTGATAACATTTTTATCTGACTGTGGTGAGTAGTGGAGAATAGTGGTGGGTAATGGAGCGTTTTTATCGTAGGCATCGTAATGTCTTTAGCGCCCAAACCTCCAAACCTTCCTATCCCCAAACCTTCATAGCCCCTTATACCACACATAAAAAGGTTTGTCAAATCCTATAAAAATCCAGGAAAAATTTAAATAAATCGTAAAAAGGTTTGAAAAAGTTTTAAAAAGATTTAAAAACCAGATAAAAAGGTTTGTTATATATAGGGGTTATTTTGTGTCGCTTTGTCGTCCCCGCCTGAAAAAACGGCGGGAGTTAGCAACATGTTTATAGGTTCTAGTAATAGGAGAGAAGGCAAATTGTACGGCATGAATTATTTTCTCTTCAACTTCCCGCTCATGTTGAGATACAGGTTGTCCATGAGATTGTCTTAAATAGTTTTTAGCAAAATGTCTTGGACTCATACTGGAATTATATCATGATATTAAGGTTTGAAAGGTTTGGAAAAAACGGCGGGATCAACCAGAATACATATACTTAAAGTGTATTCTACAAGTATCTATTATCAAACCTTCATAGTCAGATACATATAAAGCATCTCTATTACAGAAATAGCATTTAGTTTGCTTTGGGCATATAAGGTTTGACATATATCGATTATATCAGATAGAAAGGTTTGGGATATAAAGGTTTGATATCGTAATAAAGTTCAGGGATTTTTTGAACAACCTTCTTAATGTCTAAAAATGTAAGGTTTGTCGGCCCGTTACTCTGACTCAGGCTCTTTGTCTAAAATCTCATCTAAAGAAGTAAAACCAGTATCTTCTATTTCTAATGAGGCTAGAAATAAATGCCAAGTCTCATCAATATATACTTCCGCTTTTGGGGATATATCAACTACATCAGTAGAAATAAGATAAGCAAGAGGTAGTCCTATATCATTGTAGTCCATGAAATCTTCAAGCGCCTCATCTTCACGATAGTTCATCCAGAACTCACCTAGTATCTTACATTTATTCTGTAGGTTGGTCAAGATTTTCAACTCCCTCAATTTGCTGTCGTTCTAGTATAGCACTATTAGAAACAACTTGAAACTTAGTGAACATATTTCTTGAAGCAATCCTAGCAATATATTTTCCTATCATGTAGTCATCAAGTTCCCAATGGGATATTAAATCCAAAATACGCTTGGCTACTTTTTCGTTATCAGATTGTCGCATAGAACCTTTCATTATACAAGATTAAAGAGAGATAGGCAAGTAGATAAGGCGACCACCTGCCTATCCCTTGGCGGTATCTAAGGGAGAGGATCCTTAGCACCATGGAATGTAGAGGCATTGCTGCTCTCTACAAGATTAGTGTGATAAGAAATAAAACTATCAATTGAATGCGTTCCCGTTTCATCACTAACAGTATTTTTCTGCAGGTCAATTAATATAGGATGGTCCACAAAATCCATTGACATATTAGGATTACATGCATATAAACCAAACCCCGTTTCATCCATAACGGAATCCTTTAGTAGATGACTGATAGCCATCCGTGTATAGTATTCAGTGTCACCTTTACGTACCGCTGCATGTTGCAGGGCCTGCGCTAGGTCCTTATACATTTCATACTCGCCCCAATGGCTATATAGCGCTACCGCTAAATTTTCTTGTTGTTTAAATATAAATGTGCACCGTGCTCCCATTACTCTTCCTCATTTTTCTCTATTAGATTTGGAACTATTGATAGTTGGTTTTCTATCTCACGATAGATGCTTTCTTCGTCCTCGTTGTCAGTCTCATATTCAAAGTTCATGTAATCTCCAGTTGGTTCAAAGATTACTTCAACTTCCCATTTGGCCATTATTTTACCTCCATAATATCGGTCGCTTCTACTGGCTCCCAGTCTACTGCGTAACTCTCGATACCTAGCGGAAGTTTTTCATGAAAGACCATTTGTTCAGCCTCTTCTATACTACTAGCCTCTAGGTTTGGAATATAGTAGTAAGTAGTTCTTAGTGCCTCTATATTATATTTAGGCATTGTTTCCTCTCTGTCTAGTTTTTACATCAAGTCTAGCAAATCCTAGACTATATGTCAAGGAGTATAAATCTACAAGGGCGTCCTGGTAGCCCTGACTATAAGACTTATCCTCAAACTCTTTGTTTTCCCACTCATACATAAGGTTCTTTAACTCTCCATGCATGATATCTATTAAATCTATACTAGTATCATTTACTGCCTTTAAGGCCTGGGGGGACAAATCACTTGGCTTCATGTCCACATTCCTCCCCTTGATATAGAGCGTATTTGCATGAAGGACAAACTGCTGAATCACAATCCTCGCAGATTGGGAAGTCATCATCAGATGTCTCATCACAGTTATTACATTTTTGTGTATATGAGTTTATCTCAGTGATAAGCCCTTTGTCAAATTGATACTCGCCACCCCAGCCAGATTCTTCCTCATATTCTAAGTTTATTGTTAGGTCAGGGTATTGTTCAGATAGTTTAAGAATAATAGGAACAGGTGGTGACCAAGCGGTATTAATCCTATAAAATAAAGATTCGCTAGATTCCTCTACCAACTCAGTCTCAGGATACTTTTCTCCGTCATGAACAGCAACATCCCACTTAGTGCCCCAGTTAGTTGTATTCCAGTTATACCAAGATTTGTCAACTTTGGCTATCTCTTGTGTATCTTTCCACCAGTCTTTATGACCTACATCCAACTCAGAATTCTTTGGCTGCTTTAGATAATCTTCCTCAGTAATTCCTGCTTGTCTATGATTATAGATATTGTGGAATGCAAATACAGGATTAGAATACATACTTTCTGATAATTCCATTTTACCTGTTGTCTGATTCCATGAATCATGCTTTTGCACGAATGGTCTATTTAGCATACGCTTTACATCCGCAATGAGTTCAGGCTCGCCTGTAATTAGAACACTATTAAAACACCAGTTTGGCATTTTATTTCCTCTCGTTGTTACTTGATACAATTCTAGCAAAAATCTGGGAAAAAAGCAAGTCTTCCGTAATGAAATAAAAAATCTACTTAGGTTCGGCAAATATTTTACTCTTACGTAATGAAATAAAAAATACAATTAGGTCGGCCCCGCTTTTTGAAGGGGAGCAGTTTATACACTTGCTCAGGTGTTGAGATTATTTAAGCAGAAATCTCTAGCGTAGAGTTAACAATAGTTAACAAACGATTTTTTTCTGCATTAGTCATTGGGTCAAAGCCAGAAGCAGCAGATAAAATGCCTTCTTGCTTGCCACGCTTACCAGAACGATACCAGTCTAAACGCTCAGTTAGTGCATTGAAAGCACCCCACGCAGTATTAGCAATCATTCCGTTAAACTCACCAGTGTAAATATCGTTAATCAAATCAACTTTATTTTTCCACTTAGTAGTTGCCAATTTAGAATCTTCTTCAGGCTTAAGATAAGCAGCAAGAATAATATCGTTAAATTGTGTTGCAGTAATCTCCTTTTGTATCATGAGATTTGCTAACTTAGAGAATTCGTCCATATATGCATTAGCCATGCCTAGTGCTTGGCGAGCAACTTGGATTTTACCCTCAGCAGATTGTGTATGGCGAATCTTGAAAGATTGCTTGACACCATCTTTTTTCTTAGTGCGATTAAGTGCAACATTAAGAGTGTTAGCACAAACCACACGAACAGGAGTAACACTTGCTTGAATTGCAACAGAGCCATCATGTGATGTATTGATTAGCAAATAAGTGTTAATCTTATCAGCAACACCATTTGGGTCTAGGATTGTTTCACGCTCAAGAGCAAGAGAGCCAAACACTACACGCCCACCCTTAAGAGAGCCAGCGGTTTCCCATCTTCCACCACCATCAAGAAGATTATCACCAAATGCAAATAGGTCTTCATTTTGTAGTGGAACATAACGCTCACCCACAACACCCAAAACATCAGTTTGTGATTTGTTTGCAGGATTAGTGCGAACAACATATTGATAAGATTTATCACTTGTTAATGTAGATGGGATAATTAAATCCTCTAGTCTAACATTCCAGTTATGCAGATTTGCTAGTTCTAGCATTTGTTTAGTATTGACCTCATCTTGAAAGACAGTGCCAAGACCATGCCACGCAGGTTCACGCAATGACGCAAAACTTGCAACGCCATCAAATGATTCTATTTCATGAGCCATTTTTTTCCTTTCGATTGCTTTTAACTAATCTTATCATTTAATAACATTAAAGTCAACTAAGACTATAATTTGGGGGATCTTAAACACAATCGTAACAAAACGGACATTTCGGGCGGGTCGGCAATTACGAGGGGCCAGTTTTAAACCATGGCCCAGGGTTTACTACAGCGGGAAAGAAGGTAAGCGCTGCAGAGTGTTAGTAAGACTCTTCTAGAGACACATCATCCACAGTAAGATCAGCGTCGTAGTCATATGAACTTAGATCTACATCAATTGTTACATTGCTTAGATCAAAGTCTGCAATTTCTGACAGCGGTACATTAATTGTTCCACTAAATGAAACACTTCCTGTAACTTCAATTTGTTTTATAGGATTAAGTTTGAAGTGATCTGCTAAC